CTAGTTACAAAATATGTATTAGATACCTGAAGGTATAAATATACATTTTACAAAAATATAAATACTAACAATATTCTAAAGATTGCACTTTGTGCTTTTATCTTCACATACGTGATACCTATCCATAACTGGTTAGTGTATCATATTATTAGTGTTCAATTTTATTTAAATTTCCACTTGCGAAAATTAAAGATTACATCATTAATGACGTATGTCATCTTCAAAAATAAGTCTTTTAACTACTTCGAAAGAAGGTTATGTTCTAATTCTGATAAATCAGAAGGAACAGACAGATCAAACTCTATATCTAATAATCAACCTAAGGGTAAACCCAAAGGTAAAATAAAAGTTAGAAAATCTAATGTGATCAAAAGATCTACATTAGAGCTGAATGACTGACAAAAAACTATCGGTATTAAACTTTTAAGTTTAAAAGATGGTAATCAAATTTTTCCAAAGGGCTTAATAGCTTTATCTGAAAAAGATGTTGATGTTCTTGCCGGAGTTCTAGAAACTAGAATTCCAGTAAAATTTAAATGTCACTATGATATAGTCTTAATCAAAACTGCAATAATTGAAAATATCAAGTTCTTTAATGAACTTGTAATCAATAATAATGTTACGAAGGGTCCTTCCATCTATAAAAGTACATGGACTTCTGTCCTGACTAATTTTCGAGGTGGAGATTTTGAGCAAGTAAAAGGAGTAAGTTATTCACAATTTAATAGAATACCATCAAAGCTTAATAGCTTAAATAAGTTCTATTTATTAATAAAAACACAAGGTATCAATAGTGACACACTTTTTGTGTTTCATTTGTTAGAATCCTTATACTCAATTTACAAACTACCTACCGAAATACCGGAATTGAATTTAAATTCAATTACCGATAAATTAACAAAAGATCAGTATGATTACGTTAATAGTATGTCTAAATCTTTTCGTTCATTTCTCAAAGAAAATCCAGTATCGAAAGATATAGCTTTTCAATGAGAAAAAGAATTAGGAAATTTATCGAGACAATACAAGATTACAAACAAATCAGGTCCAAATGG